TATTAACTATATTGAATAAAATTTATGAAAAAGATTTTGATTTATGCTGGATTAGTTGGCGCAGTCCTTATGGAGACGCTATTGTTAATTCAACAAAACAAATTAATATTGCGCCATGGGGATGTATTTATCGTTCATCTTTATTAAAAGAAAATCTTTTTAATGAAGAATATAATTTAAACGAAGAACCAGAATTTTGGAAAAATATATTTTCTTCAAAAGATTTAAGAGTTGAATTTATATCAAAAATTATTTATAATTATACTATACAAGAAAATAGCTTAATTAGAAGATACAATAGAGGAGAAATTTCGGAAAGAAAGGAGTGAGTAAAATAGAAAGGTTCTATTTATACAAAGATAACATTTTATCAAAATTAAAAGAAAATGGAGAATTAGATAAAATATTAGAATATTTTGAAAATTATGATGAAGAAAAAATTAAAATAAAAATAAATAATACTCCATTATCAAAATTAAAAGTAGAAACAGAAACTTTTTTACATATTATAAAAGAAATGAAAGATTTTAATGAAAAAATGATAGTAGAATATTTAAAATTATCTAATTTAAATAAGGAAAATTGACTTTTTCCTTATTTTTTGTTATAATTAAATTATAAAAAGAAAGGAGAAAAATATGGATATAAATTTATTTGAATTAGAACCTGAAAAGATATATGGACTTAAAGCAAATGAAGACAGAAAACAAGAAAAAATTAATCAATGTGTTAATTCAGATATGTATGTTGCAAGTTTAAAAAAAGATGGGCAATATCATCGTTATGTAAATTATAATGGAATTGTAAAAATGCAGACAAGAGGGAAAAGTGTAAAAACTGGGACTTTTGGAGAGATACAAGAAAAGATTCCTCATTTAATGAAATATTTAGATAAAGTAGTTCCAAAAAATTCATTAATAATTGGAGAATTATATAGACCAGGTTGGACAACAAATGAAGTTGGAAGTATTTTAAGATGTTTGGCGCCAAAAGCAATATTAAGACAAAAAGAAACTCCATTAATATTTTATATTCATGATGTTTGGTTTTATAATGGGGAAAATCTAATGATAAAATCTAAACAAGAAAGAATAGAAAAATTAAAAGAAATTCAAAATGAATGGATTCATAATGAAGGTTTAATTAATGAAATTGAATTTGCTTCATACGTAGATTCAGTCGATGATATTAAAAATTTAATTAATTATGCTTTTGATAATAATGAAGAAGGCGTTGTTTTAACTTTAAAACAATCATTAGTAAATCCAGGAACGCGTACAGCTTGGAAAACATTAAAAATTAAAAAAGAATTGCAACAAGATGCAGATGTGTTTTTAACTGGAAGATTCAAAGAACCAACCAAAAATTATACAGGTAAAGAAATAATGACTTGGAAATATTGGATGAGCGAAAAAACTGACGCTTTTATAGAAGGAGAACATTATCAAGATTACATAGATGGCGCTGCTATTATACCAGTTACTAAACCTTATTTCTTAAGATATCCAGGTTCATTAGAAATTGCAGTAATGAAAGATGGAGAAATATTTCCAGTTGGATGGTTGTCTGGTATTAGTGATGAAATGAAGGCAGACTTTTCAAAAAATAATAATAAATATATAAATAAAATATGTAGAATTAATGCAATGGAAACAACTGAAGATTATAAATTCCGTCACGCTAAATTTTTAGGATTTAGAGATGATATTAATATTGAAGATTGTTCATTTGATAAAATTTTTAATTAAGGAGGAAATAAAATGAATGGAGTAATTTATAAAATGTCTAAAGAAATGTATGAAGGATTAAAATATCCAATGAGATATATTAGAGGTAGAGTATCAAAAAGTGATAAACCATTAACTACTAAAGAAATATTAGAAGAAGTTAATAAAAGTTTTGGTTTAAAGAGTAAGGTTGTTAAAATAGAAATTATGTAACTGGCGCGAGTCAGTTATTTTTTTTATTTAAAATTTGATTTTTGTGAAAAATTTTGTTATACTTAATATAAGTTTATAAGATTGGAGGAAATAATTAATGAATTATAATGCAAATGATATTGTTTCTCTTTCTGCTGGAAGAGCTTTTAGAGAAAAAATAGGAATGTATTTATCAGCTGATAGACAAGAGGCTATTAATCTAGGTTTAAGAGAATTAATTGTTAATGTTCAGGATGAGTATGAAGTATATAAACCTAAAAATCCATTTTGTAAAATTGAATTGAATACTAAAACAAAAACAATTTGTGTTACAGACAATATGAGAGGAATACCAGTCGGAATTAGAGATGATGGAATGAATTCTTTAACTGCAGCTTTTTTAATACCTCACTCTGGAGGAAAACATCAAGAAGGCGCTTATTCTAGTGCAATAGGAATTAATGGAGAGGGTAATAAATGTGTTTGTCATACTGCAAAATGGTTAGAAGTAGAAGTAAAAAGAGACAATAAAATATATTTTCAACGCTTTGAAAGTAATTCTGAAGGAGCGAAAGCAGTAACAGAAGTAATAGCAAAAGAAGATAATATAAAACCTCAAATTACTGGAACAAAAATTACTTATGTAGCAGACTCAGAAGTTTATGGAAATATTTTTATTGATTTTCAAAAATTAAGACAAATGTTGCAAGAATTATCTTATTTTACTAAAGGATTAAAAATACTTTTAATCATTGATGGAAAAGAAGAAGTCTTTTATTCTGCAAATGGTTTAATTGATGGGTTGAATAGTAGCAACAACATTGGAGAACCTTTCTCATATTTCTATGATACTGACGATTGTAAAGTTGAATTAGCTTTACAATGGGTTACTGACAAAGGTGCAATAAAGGGATATGCAAATGGATTATATATGCCAGATGGTGGAGCTTTTATATCAAGTTTTAAATCTTCATTGACTAGAACTTTTAATAGTTTAACAAAAAAGAATTTTGATGGAGAACAAATTAGAAACTGTTTAAATGGATCTGTTTCTGTAAAAGTAAAAATGGGACAATTCTCAAATCAAGCAAAAACTGCGCTTGCTAATAAAGAAGCAGGTACAGCAACTTCTTCTGCTATTAATTCGGCTTTAAAAGAATATAGTAAACGCTATCAAGAAAATTTTGAAAAAGTTGTAGAAGTTTTATCTAAAGTTCAAAAAGCTGAAGCGGCCGCAGATAGAGCTAGAGCGGCAGTTATCAATGCGCAAGCAAAAATAAATACTTCAAATACTAAAAAAACACTTATGCCAGAAAAATTAAAAGACGCAGAATTTTTAGGTGAAGATTCAGTTTTACTTATTTGTGAAGGTAATTCAGCTTTAGCAGGACTTGCAACCGCGCGCGATGTTAAAAAATATGGATTACTTCCAATTAGGGGAAAGATTCGTAATTTACTTAGTTGTCCACTTGATGAAGGATTAGAAAACGAAGAAGTACAATCTATTTTATATGCTTTAGGTTGTGGTTTTTTAGATAAATACAATCCAAATAAATTGCGTTATGGTAAAGTTGGAATTGCAGTTGACGCTGATTCAGATGGATATCATATAGCTTGTTTAATTATGGCTTTATTTCAAGCAATTATGCCACAATTTATTGAAGAAGGTAGATTATGTTGGCTGAGAGCACCTTTATATAAAGTAGTAAAAGGTAAAGAAAAATATTATTATTTTAACGATGAAGAACTTGCAAATGGAGTAAAAGGAGAACAAACAAGATATAAAGGATTAGGTGAAATGCAACCACAAGACGCACAAGAGAGTATGTTTAATGAAAAAAATCAAAGGCTTGAAGTGCTTATACCAGATGAAAATAGTGCTATGAGATTAGAAGATTTAATGGGAAGTAAAGTGGCTCCTCGTAAGGATTTTGTATTTTCTGGTATAATAGATTTCAGTCAAATCTTAGATTAAAAATTTGATTTTTAATAAAAATTTTAGTATAATTAATTTACAATAAAAAATAAAAGGAGAAATTAAATGAGTGAATGTAGAAAAATAAATTTAACACAAACTTTAGAAAATAGTTTCGCCAATTATGCTGGAATGGTTATTCAAGATAGAGCAATAGTTGATGTGCGTGATGGACTTAAACCATCTGCACGTCAATTA